AAAAGATAAAAAAGGCTACACAAGAACTTTATTGACTATACCTCAACTAAAGTCTAGATTAACTCGTAATGGAATAAGCTACAAAACATCCAATTTTGGAGTTTTACCTATGGGAGGAGGTAAGGGGCCAGAAGAGCCAGAAGATCCTAGAATAGCGGCATACGCAATCGAGAAAAAGCAAAAAATTGCTGAACAAAATAGAAAATGGCGTGCAGCCAAAGCCGCAGAAACTGCTGACAAATATGAAGCAATAAGAGAAGCCGGAATGGATAGAGCAGCAGCAGATGCTATTCGCTACATGGGCATGACTGCCAGAGAGAGAACAACTGCAATGGCAAAACAGCGCAGAGAACTCGCTAAAAGAGCAAAAGAATATATGGCAGCACAAGCTTTACTCGCTTCGGCATCAGGTTCTGGTGCGGGATCAAGTTCCGGAGCAGGACCTAGTTCAGCTGGGTTAGATTTCACAGTACCGGATGTCGATTTTGGTAGAACGAGATATAATTATTATGGCACACAGGAAATGTGGCAGTAAATAATACATTGCATTTAAATGAATCGTTTATTTAAAATTATATATAGACATAAGATATATATAATTAACAATAATGGATAATCCACTAAAGCTTTGGTTTTATTCAACTGGAAAAATCGTAATGGATAACTCGTTGACTACGCATTATTCTATGGAGGGATTTAAACTTGATTTATCAGAGGATTACATCACTTTTCAAGAACTTTATGCTAAAAATATAAAATTCAAAAATTGCTTAGTAGAAAAGAAAACCGATTTTTTTAGATTTTTTATTGATTTCGATGTACTTTCAGAAATTATTATAGATGAAGAACCTTATTTGAAGTGTATCCAAGAAGTAATCTTTAACATTTATAATATTAAAGATCTTAAATGTATTTCTACTGTTCCGGATAAAAACATAGAAATTATAAAGGAAAATAAAAAGTTTATAAAACAGGGATTTCACTTTCACTGGCCAGATTTAATCGTTGACGTAGAAACAGCTATTAAAATTCGTAGCAATATATTAGTAAGCATTAAAACAGTCTTTGGAAGAATAGAACATTTCGATAACGACTGGGAAAAGATAATAGATAAGTGTGTATACAAAAAAAACGGACTTAGATTAATAGGATCTGATAAGTGTACAGTCGCTGATAGTACTCGTGTTTACGAAGACCGTGTATACATTCTTAAAGATGTATACATAGATAAAATTTCTAATAAAGAAATGGTAGAATATTATACAAATAACATACTCGCTTTAGTTAAAGACACGAGTGTAAGAAGCGATAAAACTGAAATTACAAAATATGTTAATTTAAACGAATACGAAGAAGAACCACAGGTTTTGAATTCAGAACTTATATCTATTTCTAAAAACAACCCTATTTATTTAGAAATTAAAAAATTTTTTAAAAATCACGCAACTGGATACAACGTTGAAGATCTGGGTAATATTTCAAAAGTAAATGGTAAAGACATGTATTTAATTTATACTAAATCGAAGTATTGCCAAAATAAAAATGGATTTCATAAAAATAACCATATATATTTTAAAATAACCCCAACAGGACTTTGTCAAAAATGTCTATCACAAAATACTGGACTACATGGTTGTTGTAGAGATTATCAGAGTTCTTATGTTCCATTAAGTACGGGTATAATGACAGTACTAAATTGGAAAAAACCAAAAGAAAAAATATCTAGTTCTCAAGAGTCTTTTAGTATCAATAGTCTTCTAGAAAGACTCGAGAATAAACTTACAAATAAAAATTCATTTAGCGGTCCCGGAAAAAGAAAGAATACATTATAAATACAACCCCTATTAATATACCTACAAATGTTTTACCCAAAGAATTTAGTTGCGAAGTACAACCTATCAATGATGGTATATTTACACTTATAAAAGATGTAACCTGTTCGGAGTGTAATATAAAATGTACGAATGTAATTAATAGAATTATTTTGACATTTTTTTCATTCAAAAAGTTTTGAAATAATTCTGTTTGTGTAATTTTTTCGGGAATCTCCTTATTTTCTTCTTTAGATAAAATAACACTTCCTTTGCTAGAAGTTTTTATCTCTTCTACTGGGGTATTATTTAAATCGCTTAGTTTACATTCAAAATTAGACATTTAATAGTTACGACACATTTAAATACTTTTTTTTTAAACGAATACTTTTTTTTAAAAATTAATTTATTTATCTTATTATAAATGGGAATAAGCAATCTTGCTGTAGACACTTTTAGTTCTTCTGGATCGCAATCTGTAACTAGAACTAACTCTGCAGACAGTTCCAGACAAATTACATCGGACTTCATATCTAGACCTCCGTTGAAGTATATTAATGGATCTGGTACTACAGTTATTAGAGGAACACTTGCGTCCTTACCATATTCAGATAGTTCAGGTATTTTTAACGTCGATACATTTCGTATTCCAAACAACATCGATGCCATTAGTGAGATGATTTTAAACTGGACCGTTATAATTTCAGCACCAACCGCTGCATACGATTGTAGCGGCATATATTATTCTAAAACTTTACCTTTAGATTTTATAGATTATATAGATATCAAAGTTGGAGGTCTTATAATTCAAACTATGTATCCAGGAGATATATATATGAGAAATTATTCAGAAACCGGCGTCCTAACTAATACTGAAAATACATTTAATAACAAGGTAGCTTATTTTGATACTGGAAGTATTATAGGTCATCAGACTGCAAGCGCAGAAACGCTTAATTTTTCTTTGCCATTACCATTTATTGGCAAAAGTAAAGACAAGGACAGGAGTTTTTTACAGACTGGAATGGCAAACAATACTCTAACGGTTGTGGTTAATTATAGATATTTTTCACGACTAGATGTTTCTGGAAATCTAAATATAATTCCTCTATTAAATAATAGGGGAGTTGCTGTAACTACGAGACTAGAAACTAATCTCGTTATTCAAAATCATATAATTACACACACTGAAAAAAATTTTATGAAACAAAACGTCGTAAATAGAGTACTTAACACATCATCGAATATATATAGAGACCCACTTAGATATCCCATTTCTTCAACAACAGAATTTTCACGCTTAGTTTTAGATCTCGATTCGATTAATCTTAATGTAACTCATATTATGCTCTGTTTACATGTAGGTATTTTAACTGATACTACTACTACATTACCAACGCATTATACACGATTCAATCGGGGAGGAGTAGATGTTAGTTCTGTTAGAATTTCTGAACTGATTGACGCGAGTGCCAATAATGCATTCTCCGCCGGAGACACCGGCAATGGTATATACACTACTGGACCTAGACGTTTAAGTTCTTCGTGGGGAGAAGCAGTATTAGATGTTAGCGGAACATCAACTAATGTTATTGGAACTGTTGGGCAAATATCAAACCCAGATGTTTTGGGGGTTTTTAATGGTTGGTTAAGCTCAGCTGAACTTGTATTAGGAAATGAAACTACGGGAGTAATTCCGGTAACTTCTATGAATTCTAATCAGGAGGAATTTGGATTAAAAAACGAATTTAAAAATTTTTATATAATAAAACTTGCCGATACAGCATTTGGAACGGCCGGAATTCCATTTTCAAGAATTAAAAATAAAACGTTAACCGTTAATATTTTTAATAAATTTTTATCTAACACTCGATTTGGAGTTTTAAGTACTACAACTCGACGACCAACTCTATACGTGACAGCGTGCGGGACCACTTTACAAAATATTACTAACAATTTTACGACTTTTTCTTATATTTAAGTTTGGATTCTTTTTATTAATTTTTGGTTTTGTAATTTAGTTTTTTTTTAAACTTTTAATTACGTATTAATTTTAAAATTATTTTCTTTTATATATTATAAATATGTCTGGAGCAACTGCGGCGCACGCATCTTACAATGGGTCTGGAACTCAGGGCATAGCGGTAACTAACAAACTTAACGATACGGGGGATATAACTTCCGTGTTCTGGAATAAGGATAACAATACCAAGCAATTATTACACGGGGCATCTCTAATTGAAATCCCCGCTTCTGGAAGCGGAGCCGCTCCAGGTGGAACTTTTACTTTCACTTTAAATAGTGATATGGATGCTATTGGAGATATGTATGTAATTGCTACATTAACAGTTCCGGCCGGTGGAACTCTCGCAATTAGGAAAGAATACGGTTTATTAAGTATGATTAATCGAGTAGAATTTCATTGTGGTACACAGATATGGCAGACTCTAGAAGGAGATGATATAATCGCTCTAAATTCTACCGAACTTTCGGAAGGTGCATATGAAAAGTTCGTATTATCGTCTGCTGGATATATTACAGATACATCATTCAATAGAGATTTTTCGGCGGTATCCCTTGGTAATGCGGCTGTAAACAGGGTTTTAAGTTTTAAAGTTCCGCTATTAACCAGAAATTTAGCACCCATGTTTAATAATTATTCTAATATTCGTGAAGACGGGTTTCTAACTGCTGCTGCTCCAAACCAGACTATTAAAGTTAGAATTTTTACTAATACAGTTCAAGACATGTCGTCGAATTTTAATGTTACTACTAACACATCTCCAACTCTAGATTTAAGATTATTTGGGACACATTTGGTCATGTGTAATGAAGAACGCGAGAAAATTAGAAATATGCCTGGAGGACTTGCTAAGCGAGTTAAAATAACTCAAAATGCGACAATATCGTCATTTCCACTCCCTAAATCTGGTATAACTACTGCTACTATCGACTGCGATCATTTTTCACTATATGCTTCGCATTTAATTATTCAAATTACTGATGCGTCTGTTTTCAAGGACGCACAAATGGGTGAAACGCCATCCGCTACTGCCAATAACTACTGTTCTATAGTAGACGCTGATTTAAGATTAAATTCGACATCTTATTGCGGTAAAGTAACTGGTGCGTTAATGACAGGGCCGTTAGCTGAAACTATAGGATTATATGTAAACTGTTTCTTCTCTAGAAGCGTAGCGGGAGTTAGAACATTTTCCTATGTTTTCCCGTTAGCAAATTTCGCATATTCGGGATCGGGGGTTCCATTAAATAGATTCGATAATATTAGACTCGTTCTAAGAATTGCATACGACAATCCAAATGTAGCTGTCACGGATGAACTTCTAAAAATATCTGTTACATGTGTAGGAGAGAGCACTGCTTTGTATAAACAGGGTGCGGCATCGATTTCTATGTATTAAATTAAAAGTTAAAAAAGTTAAAAGTTAAAAATTCAAAGTTAAAAGTTAAAAGTTAAAAATTAAATAATTAAAATAATTTTAAAATTAATACGTATTAATTTTAAAATTATTTTCTTTCCTATATAATAAATATGTCTGGAGCTGTTGCCGCACACGCTGCCTATAACGGGGCAGGAACTCAAGGACTTGCCGTAACAAATAAAATAAATGATACCGGCGATATAACTTCAGTTTTCTGGAATAAAAACGACACGACCAAACAGTTGTTACATGGTGCTAATTATGTCGAAGTTCCTCCCCAGGGAATTTCTGGAAGCAGTTCCAGAAATACGATTAATTTTGACATTAATAACGACGTAGATTGTATAGGTGATATATTTTTAGAACTTATTGTAGACATGTCTGGTACAACTTTTGCCTCTACTACAGACTCGTTTGATTTATTAGACGCTATCGCAAGGGTAGAATTTATGGTAGGTACTCAAATTTGGCAGACGTTAGAATACGACGATCTTTTGGCTTTATATCATTCCGAAGTATCTGAGGGATTCTATCGCCAGCTTGCTTACCAGCAGTCTGGACATATCTGCGATATTAGCAACGCGTCAAATTTTAGAATGGAATCGAATATTAGAACTAGCACCGCATCTTCCGCTCAGTACATGTGTGTAGTTCCTCTTAAATTATTAACAAAGACGATAAATGCTAAATTACAAAACTTTTCTGAGCATTCAGAAGATGGTTATCTGATGGCCGCGGCGCCAAATCAGCAGGTGCGTATTAATGTATATACAAACGCTGCTTCGGCTATTAATCCTTCGGCGAGAAATATTACTGTAAGATTATTTTCAAGAAACATAGTTATGTGCGAAGCGGAGAGGCAACAATTAGCTTCTATGCGGATAGTTAAAAAAATTAAAATTACACAAAATGCTCTAATAAGGCCAATACTTACAAATACGGAACACACCATTGTTTTGGACCATTTCTCTTTGTATGCATCTCATTTAGTAATAGTAACTACGATACCTTATTATAGATTATCTACAATGGAATTACTTTTGAACTCAACTACTTATTCTGGACAAATGCCCGTAAAGCTTCTACGAGTCTGTGGTTCGGCAATGGGCTTATATTCTAACTCCCCCGATCACTCGGTAGGCTTTGATAATAAAACTTACTATATATTTCCATTAGCATCAACAGCCTATGGCGGTTCGTGCGTACCATTAAATCGTTTCGATAATATTCGTCTTATTGTAACAACTCAGCTCGGAACTATTCCGGCGTTATCGTCTACGTATAACGTCGCCGACGCCACTCACACAATCAGTGTCACAGGCGTTGGCTATACTACCGCATTGTACGCTAATGGCGCAGCGTCTGTTGCTATGTATTAAAATGAAGATATTAAAATGAATAAATTAAAATGAATAAAATACGTATTAATTTTATAATTATTTTCTTTGTTATATAATAAATATGTCTGGAGCTGTTGCCGCGCACGCTGCCTATAACGGGGCAGGAACTCAAGGACTTGCCTCAACAAATAAAATAAATGATACTGGAGATATAACTTCAGTTTTCTGGAATAAAAACGATACAACCAGACAGTTGTTACACGGTTCTTCTTACATCGAAGTGGTATCTTCTGGTTCAACTGGCAGAACAAATAATTTCGGATCGTCTAGAATTTTTACCCTTAACAACGATATAGACGTACTCTCGGATATTTTTCTTGATATAGATTTCGCGCTCGATTTGTCAGCTACAATCTTGAGCGGTGCGAGTGATTCAGCTTATGGAATGAGAATGTTAGATTTCGAAATGCAGCCATCTTTCGCTTATCAGGTAATCGATAGAGTAGAGTTTATGGTTGGTACTCAGATTTGGCATACATTAACGGGTGACGATATAAGAGTATTAAATTATACATCTAGAACAGAAGGTGCTAATTATACACACGGACAAAGTTTAACGTCCGAAAGATTTTTTTCGGGAATTCCTACAAGCGGAACGGGGGTTCCAGTAGACGCCAGTTCCCTGTCAATGGGACCCTTATCAACTCTCACAGGAGCGCCTTTACGTTCCGAAATAGTTAGAACAATTGTATGGATACCCGCTTTATCTTCTAATGTACATGAAAACATGACCTCCTTTGCGAACCTTTCCGAAAATGGATATCTTATGGCCGCGTCTCCTCAGCAGTCTGTAAAAATTAAGGTAACCTTTAAATCCAATGCTATTCCTGGATACATCGATTCTAGTTTTGCCTTTGTAGGGAGTGAAGAGTATCTCGACGAAGTCACCGGCGCAGCAACTACTTATCCGTTATTCACCCTTGAGTCTTTCTTCGGACCATTTGAAGGTGGAATGTATTTATTCGGTGGGGGGAACATTACCCCTATTCATTATCCATTCAAATGGATGATATTCGATCCTAGCGGAACATCTCGACAGCCCCTTGACACAAACGAGCAAGCTGACGGAAGAGGTATTAGTGTACGCACTTCAATTTCTTCGGTAAGAATGTTTGCCAAACAAATTATGTTATGTAAAGAAGAAAGAGACCAAATTAGAAATATTCCTAACGGTCTTCCATATAGAGTCAAAATGTCGCAATCCGTTAGA